CTTATCTGTATAGCGCTGAGGAATTCCGATCATGCCAGTGTCGGCATTGATTTCTATGGCTGGTTTTGAAGTGGTTCCATATTGAGGGATGATTTGAAGCTTTCCATTTTGAACGCTCCATCTCAGACCAAGTCTTAAAACTGCTTTGTCTAGGGCATTTTTACCCATTCCAGCATATTCGAACCCTTGCTCATAAACAATATTGTCAGTAGCAGTAAACTCAGAAATAGATAGCCCAAGTTGATCGGCGATCGTTTGGACAACCTGACGGACTGGGACCTTTTCCTTGAAGCTAACGGTAATAGACTTCTGGTTAAGAATTCTTTCTCCGTCTCCGCAATCAAGTGTAGTGACGATTTCTGGCTGATCATAGGCATGGCTGACTTGGGTGGTATTACCAATGAAAAGCAATTGTTCACCCGCGTCTTCTCGATACCCGGCGGATAAGATAACTTGGTCTCCATAATCTTTGATCCTGTTCCTATTTTCTTGACTAAGGTTCCAAATTTTTACAGACGCTGTATTGGTTGACCAGCTCAAATTTTTCTGAATAGAAAAGGAAATGCGAAGAGCTGAAAGCTTAATTGTTCCAATATAGCCATTAAAAGTATTGTTTCTCAATCCAACTTCTACGGATGCTATTCGATCAAATCTGGCCATTTAAGCGAACTCCCCGAGAGAATAATAGATGAGTTCAGTTACCTCGCCCATGTCTAGACGTTGAATTTTTCCTTCTCCTCCAATGATATTTTGGCAAACGATATCTCCTGTGGGTTTGCCATCATTGACATACTGAGAGGTTAAGTTATAGTTAGAGACGACTTTTATCCCAAGAATGATGGGAACTAAATCGCGGGTTAGAATGTCCATGACCCAGTATTCATTCATTGCGTTCCATCTAAAAGATAAAACGAATGTTTGATTATCCAACTCAATTTGTTCTTGCCATTGGGCGGGTTCTTTAAAAGGAATAATTTGCATTACACCACCCCTAAGATTAAATTTTTGCTGGCTAATACGTTAGGGAGAATCGTGGGTTGCACAGAGATCAAGGATTGAACGCCTACATTAATCCCGCTTGAGGCCTGGTCTTTTAGACTATTGACAGGATCATTTTGAATCAGGGGATAATTGGCGTTGGAAGCCACAATGTCTCGAGGAATTTTGTTTTGCACTCCACCGAAAACATTTCCCTGATCAAGTTGCAATCTAACGCTTGTATCTATGATGAGCCTTTGTAATTCGATGGTAAAAGTTAAAGACTGCCCTGTCTTTATATCTCTGGGAACATCTAAAACGGTAATAGCCATGTTTTGATACACTTTTAAACCTGTGACCACGGTCACAGGTTGCCTGGATTGATGAAGAGCGATGAGACGGTTAAATGCATCGATTGAGCGATTAAAAGGGGCAAAAATACTCAAAGGAGTATCTGAAACAAGGCCGACCAACACTAAAACGTCGGGTTCGTTGATAATATGATCCGATATGATTGTGCCATCTTCAATCGGATAGTTCGTTACGCGCGAAGAGAAGCGATGTTCTTCCCGAATGGTAACATCTAGGTCGATTGACCCAACTTTTGGGCTAGGATATTTTTTTCCAAATAGCAGAGATAAAACCATTACTCCACCTGAGGATTGTTGTTATAGATTTCCCTAATCTTATCTATGAAAGCATTGTCAAAAGCTTCATCGAAAGACTGGCGAATAGCGATTTGTTGCTGATCAGTCGTTCCTGGAGGAATCTGCATATCGACTTTAGTATTGATATTGAAATTGGCTGGAAGCTTGCCTTGTTTTTGTTGTTCTATTAAGGCATTGAAAAAAAAAGCGTCTTCCTCGTCCACTTTCCTTTTAACCATATTAAGAGTTTCACCGCCGAATAACTTGGCAACTTCTTCGGTTATCGCATCCGCAATAAACGAAAAGCCCCCCTTAATTCCTTCTGTGGAAAAGACATCCGCAATCACTCCAAAGCCTTTAAAAGCATCTCCATTTAAAATCTGGGTGAATATTCCAAGAGCCTCAGTGATGGCAGGTAAGAGTTTAACTACGAAAACTTCTGTCAGTTGTGTTAGCTGATTTTTGAAAACCGCTAAATTTCGAGAATATTGGCTTAGACTTGGGATTCCATCTTTTAAGGCCTTAGCATATTCGGTATGTTTTTCTGTCAGCAATCCAATGCTATCGCCTGCTGCCTTGGCAAAATCTATATATTTTTGAGCGTCTTTTTCACCGAAGAAAGCAACAGCAACCTTTAATTTATCTCGATCATTGCTAAGAGTATTGATATGTTTGAGGATGTCGATAAATAATTGATTGGCATTCTTCAATTCACCAGTGAAATTATCTCTAATTTCTATCCCTGTGTAATAAGCGATTTCTTGAAGCTGGCCCATTCCCCATTGAGCATCTTGAAGCATTTTATTCAAACCGGAAAGGGCAGCATCAAAATTGCTTGGATCAATTCTAAACTCTTCGGCAGCCCTTCTTAACTTGATAAATTCTTCGAATGAAATGCCAATGCTCTTCGCAAGATCATTGGCATCTAATGTGGCATTTGCAATGTCATTGAAAAAGTCTAGGGTTTTTGCAACAAATGCAGTTGCAGCAGTTGCTGCAATAGCAAATTTTGTTTTAAAACCTATGATTGTGCGATTAAATTGCTCAACGCCTCTTTGATCGACTTGAAAGCCTAATCTAGTGACTAATTCTCTAACGACTGTCATTTCTTCGACCTTTCCTTTTAGATTCTTCCATCAGGTCGAGTCGCATATCCAGCAAGGCATTTGCCCTCAACAGATCATCTAGATTCCATGTGCGCTCGATTTCCTCTAAAGATGCTATTCCTTCTAATACTAACCGCCAGAGAAGGAACTCATCTTTTAATTCCGTATGGAGGTTTTTCTCGTATCTGGCTGACGATTCTGCGGCATCGGTGTTGCTTCCTTGAATAGGCCTCCAATACCGCTCTCCCCAAAAAAAGAACCGAAATTGCAATCCACGACGAAGGCCAAAACCTGCATCAAAGTGGGTAGATCTCCTGCAAATTCAACATCTATTACAGAATCGGTTAATTCCATTCCCTCTTTTCTGACTCCTTGGCAAAGTTCAAGCACTAAACTTTCAAATGTTTTGTCATCCAGTTGAGCCATTAAGGATTCAATAGCTTTGACGGCTTCTCCTTTTGAAAAAGGAAGTCCGCCCATGCTTTGATCTTTGCCTCCCGGAAGGAATAATTGGGCCAAAGCAGGTCCAAATATTCGCAGAAGTTTTGCTTTCATCCTTAAAGCTCTTCTAGCTGGTAACTGAGTACAGCTATAAACTGATTCATTGATGTATTTTTCTCGTGTTTCAATCATTAGACGTTTACTCCATTGCTGCCGACAAAGACATCTAGATCAACTAGATCAAGAACCCAATCGCGATTAGCTAAATCTTTACCGAATTCAGAAGATGGATATTTCTTCACCCAACCAGTAGCACTGAAATAAAGAGAATTTCCGCTCAAGTCTTTGATCAAGATAGGCACTACGCCTGCATTGGTTAACTCATCAACATTAGCAAATCCTGAAAGGACATCATTGCTAGGGCTTGATTGCTTTAAGGTTATCGTCATGCTTCCTGAACGATTGTTGCTTTTAATACGTGTGCTCGTACCATCTGCACCTGTAACTTTCGCCCATTGATCGTCATCTCTATCAACTGTTAAGAAAGTTCCATCAGCGAAGCCGCTCATAGGAATCCCACCTACTGTAATAATGACCTGCTTAGGGTCATAAGTTCTTACTGACATAATTATCTCCTAAATATTTAAACGGTGACGGTTCCAGTTATATTCACAGCATGGATAGCTCCAGCCAAAGTCGCCTGGAATTTCACGTTTTTCAAAATTCGATTAGTCTTATCGATTGTAGGAACGTTTGCAGCTTTTGGAACTGTCACAATCGGAGCCGGGTCACTGGCAATAAAGTTGTTGCTGATTCCTAGTTGTAAAGCCCTTTTCACTTGGGCTTCGATCGCTGTGATCCCTGCGTCTGTGTAAGGCACCTTAGGATTGTTGACCAAAACCGAGTAGACGAATTCTTGGATCCTTGAAGTTAACCAGTCAATTCCTCGCACGATATCGATGAATTCCCCTTGAGCCATAGTTCCTTCTCGTGTAATTCCAACTCCTCCGATAAACTCATAAGTATTGGCTTTTTTATTTCTAGCATTCTGAGATTGAGTGCTGGTTAAATTGGAATAAGCAATTGAATTCAGCCTTTTGAATTTCCAAGTTTCTGAACCAGGCTCTAAAGGAAGGACACCGCCAAACCAAGCGCATTCGGGGAAATCGCTGTTTGCATCTTGATGGTAAAGAACAAATGTTCTTACATAGCCAAATTGATTGCATTTAGCGGCTACAGAAGTCGCATCTACGCCAGCTGCTTGATTGATAATATTCGGATCTGACGAAGCTGTACCAAAAATTTTTACTTGAGATTCTGTCCAGGCAGCGACTGCTAAGACGGTTGCCGAAGTTCTATCTGTCAAAGCCAAAGCATACCAAGTATCGTCTACAGCCTGAATAGCAGTTAAATCGGTGACCACTGGATCAGATGCTGAAAAAGGTTGAATAACCAAGCCAAATTCTTTGCTTAGGATTCCCTCGGAAACAGATAAAACAAAACCTGTGCCTGGAACATTGGCTGATAATTCAAAACTCCCGTTTAAATTATCAGTTGCACCAACCGGTACTTGAGTTTGCGTTGCAATGACTGCAACCAGGCCCGCTGCAATATCTTCATTACTTTGGACTTCATTGGGGCTTATGTATGTAAAAGGAACTCCATTGATCGTCACTACATAATTGGTATTGGGTTCAACTTGAGTAACTGTCACCACTGCTTGATCTGGGTTTACAATGTCTGTGCTCACCGACAAGGTATAGGGAACGCCGGGAACATCAGCCACTAAATTAATGGTCCCGTCTGGCACGACTGGCTCGCTTGCTGTCACACCTAAGACTGCTGCATTAATGGCAGTGGTCAACGAATTGGCAATGGTTAAATTAGAAACTGGCTGTAATGGGTTTGTGATCGTAGCTGTAGGCTGACTTGCTCCCAAAGTAACGACAAAACTATTGATAATCGCGTTTGTATTTGGCTGACCTGCAACATCCAAAATTAAATTATTTCCGCTCAGAGTCGCTGAAGAGACAGCAGCATTGGCTTCTAAAGCAGCTACTACCAACCCCATTGTCGTGGCTTGATCGACGGAAAAAACAATAGGAGTAAGCGGTACACCGTTTAAAGTGATGGCAATTGAATTACTGGCTACAAAGTTCTCGCTCATCACAACATGAGATTCTTGAGCTGTAGGAGCCGAAGGAATTGTGATGCCATTTGAATCAATCGTTACAGTATAATTGAATGGAGCCATTGCGGTTTCAACAAAAACGCTCGCATTATTTACTGTTCTTCGTCCAATAGCTATTTGCTGTGGGCTTAAAGCTTGGCTGAAAGCCTCTTGAGCAGAAATATATTCCAAATCTGTCGATTCAAAATCTGCGGCTACTCCGGAAAGACTTGTATAAAATCTGATACGGTCATCAAACCGCTTGTGAGTCCCTAAGATCATTAGAGTGCCAAATCCAGCCTCTGAGACTGTTTGGGTATCTCTCGTAATCTGGACATTTACGATATCGCTTAATGGCATAACTCCTCCTATGGTATTGTGATGGTGTTGTCATAGACCACACTTCCGCCAGCATCTTGATAAATTTCTTCAACCTGAACTGTTTGGATGAGACCTAAATTATCAGTGTAATTTTGGCCCATTCTAAAGAGGACATCCATAGCTGCTCGTTTTTCGAATCTTGAATCGAGAAGCTCCGTGACATCGCTAATAGCAAAATGATTCACGAAGACGATGCCGTTAGCTCCTAAGGTGTCCAATACAGTTTGCATTTGTAGGCTGCTTCTTAAATTCTCTAGGCGAGTAATGCAATCGCCGCCATAAGTTTGAATCTGCAAGGTGAATTCTCTATCGCCTACCATGTCAACTAACCCATTGACATCAGATTCTGGGGTATAGTCTTCGCCTATCTGGTTCAAGCTTGAGAGGAATAAAGTTATGTATGGCTGGGCTGGGCGCGGAGCATTTTCATTCAAGAAAATGACAGAAGCGCCACCGCTATTTGCCGTTGCCCAGCTATATAGATTTGTTTTTATCGTCTCAAAATTAAGCGGCATCTTCTACCCCATACAACACAAGAACTGAATGAAGCTCGAAGCCTTGCTGATAATAGGTGTCATATTTGACATCGAATAACTTCCATGCATTGGCTGTCAATTCATTGAGGAAGTCATTGAGCCTGTCTTCTAACGTCATAAAAGAAGTGTCTGAAATAATTTTTGCTTTCATGGTTTTTTAATTCCTTTTTATTGTCCTTCGAGCCTTAAAACTAAGTATTTATAATGGTTTACCAATCCCATTGCGGGTGCGTTTTGCCATGGAAAAACCTGCACCACTTCAAAAGTTTTTCCGAAGAAAAGAACAAGATCGGGATTTACACTTGTGACCGTATTGATGAGAGTTGAAGTAAAAAGTTTATATCCTTCTGAATCTCTTCTTGCCTCTGGCAGCTCCTGCATTTCTTCGCCCTTCATGGGCTGGATGCTGGAAGTTATTTGAGTATCTGTGTAAGCGCCATCAATCCAGCGCCCATTCGTATAACCTCCGCTTTGAAAGCGACGAAGTATTACTGGAGAGCGAAAGATTTCAAATGGCGATGTCATTTGAGCACCACCTTATAGCGCACTGACTGCACCATCTGACCGAAGTCAATTAAAGGCTTGGAGCTCTTCTTAATAGCGATAGTCCTTGGAGAATTGGGAGGGGAAACAATTGCACGGATCTTTTGAACAATCAGTTTTGTCATTAGCTGTCCTATCAACCCTAACGATTTTTCTGCTGTTCTTTTACCGTCCAAAATTTTAGTGTATTCGCCTTGTATCGCCTTGTTTATTAATGCCTTGTTCTCATCGAAGCTTGTAGACATAAAGGGTCTGGCTGGAATGGTATTCGTCCCGAATTCATTCCCTGCTGCTATTTGAGGAATTGAAAGGCCAGCAGTTTGCTTCCGCTGTCCTTTTACCTGTGTCTTCGTAGCGGTTCCCTCTTGAAAACCGACCGTGACATAGGAGCCATCGAGCAAAGCAATTTGCCGTTGGATTTCATCAAATCCTAGATCCTTATCCTTGACAACAGCACGCATTGATCACCGCAAAATTAGGGGGTAAATTCGTTACAGTTGAACCGATGACGGTTCGTTTGATCAAATCTTTGTACAACCTGCCATATTGGGTGGCATTCAGGATGGAAGAATCGGGCGAGATTGCAAGCCCAATGGACAGTTCTCCCTCGCTGAGATTAGTAGCCACTCCTGTTTGAGGACTGGTTTGCAATTGAAGCCAATGAGCCAAAAGATAGACGTAGGCTAGCACGCCGCAGCAAGATAAGACCTGTTCATTGACTTGGCATCTCAACAAACCAATCATGGTATTGTAGTTAGCCAACTTCGTTGGATCGGTCGTATAGAACTGCGGTGCAATAACGAATAATGTATCAATTATCGTTTGACTTGATATTGGATCCGAAATGCTCATTTTCCTCTTCCTCCGCTTGATGAGAAATTTTATGAAGCTGTTTTTTAGCTGCATCTACGACTTTGTCACGGCCGTCTTCATCGATAATTCGAGTCAGATAGGCGTGGTCATAAATTTGAGGGATGAGTTTCATCATCTCCTTAACCGACTTCTTGCCATCCGCTTCCTTGTCTGAAGATTCGGGAATAATCACGATGATCCCTTCTTCGACCCTATGTTGAAATAAAGGGTGAAGGAGGAGGGCCTTGAGTTCGCCCTCCGGAATCTCATTGATCCCTGGCATCAGGCGGCTGGTGAAGTTACAATAGTAGACGTTCTTACCGTTGTACTTGACTAAAGCCATT